ATGTTTTGTTTGTGTTTGTTATTAACCTTGTGTGTGTATATATACTTGCACCCCAATTTGTGTCCCACCCCCATCTCAGACGCCGTCACCGACCTCTTTTTGTGATCCATTGGGACTCCGAGACATAAAAAAAGGGAGCATAAAACTCCCTTAATCCTCCGACTAATTGTTATTTAATTAAGTGTATCTTCATCAATAAAGAATTTCACATGAACAAATCCACCTTGCATACTTGAAATGATATATCTGAACTTGCTTGGACAACTCTCAAGCCACTCCAAAAATGACTTGAGATTCTGCACTTGAATAGTAGCACTCATTAATTGACCTCCAACGGTGGTCTCATATCATCTACATATGTTTCTTGTAGCTGTCGCATTTCTGCATGAACTCCTCCACCTTGAATGACATGAACGCCATTGATGATAAGACTTTGGCAATCAGTCTCTATGGCTTTGCCAACGACCTGTGTGCCAGTCTCATCGTATAAGTTTATTTCTATCTTCATAATAACCTCCTAATGGTTTTGTTTAAAAGATAAGGTAATTGTATCATGGATTGTCTACATTATGTAACCTTTTTATGAACTTTCTTTCTTCGCCTGGTATCAGCTTATAGATGAATAGGCCTTTCCTGATCATGTACCTGGGAGCACGCTGCATATACTCTATAGCTTCTGTGTTACATCCCTCAAAAGTAGAACTCCAAACCCGAGCTGTCCCGAGGTGGCAGTACCCGACATAACCCAGAGCTGCCCCGGTAGATCTTGTCTCATTGTGTAAGGCTTCTGTGGTGGCTGTTGAGTCGGTCACGAGCAACACTCTACGCCCGACCCGACATTAGGAACACCACCACATACACGCCAACTGTTAATAAGAAGAGCGTATCCATTTATACCCATGACTGTTTTATAGCATAACCGTCATCGTATAGGACGCTTGACAATGTGTATATAAGGTGAAACCCCATGTCCATACCACACCCACCAACGAAAACAGCATCGTTTTTTGTAAGTCTCCAATCTAGTAATTTAGAGACATAATAACTAATGTTTTGTATTCGTTCTCCTGATATGGCAAAAACTTTTATGTGTCTGCTCATGCCAGATCTTGCAACATGAACAACTGTAGTATGTGCCGTGCTTCCCTTAGGAAACCAATCTTTCAAAAATTCTTCGGCTCTTTCTTTATCTGATTTATATTCCATTTACTTCTCCTAATTTGTAAAAGCTTATTGTACCTGCTGGTTACAAAATGTCAACACCCTGCTCTTCTACCTGGTTCGCAGCCGTGGATCTGCATCCCTGGTATTGTGGATCTAAAAGATTGTGTTGCTACTGCCTCTGAACATAGGAACGAAGTCCCGACACCCGACTATAAAAAAGCCCGAATGAACGGGCTTGTTCATGTAAGTGAGTAGTTTTTTTGCTTCTTGTGGGTGATACTCAACACCAATTTATTTATACATGAAATACTATTAAATCATATTGGATACAAAATGTCAACAGTCCATTCATCTTTCTTTTCTTGATCAGGCTGGCAACCTGATCTAACCTGGTATTGGAAACTTGTGTTCCTATATGTGTGTTTCACTCACGCACTAGCAAGTAAACCCGACACCCGACTCCCGACATAAAAAACCCGACACTAGGTCGGGCTTGTCAGAAATTTATATAAAAGTCATACAACCACCTCTCGCATAGTGTCAAAGTGTCTGTTTATATCTACATCAACTTCATAACAAGTATCACACTTTGGACAACCCCAATCTTCTATTTCTCCTGTGCAGTTATCCCCTAGATAATGTAAATCATCTTCGTTGCACTTGGGACATCTTTGAACGCACATTATGAAACCTCACTCGCAATAGCAATAATGATTTCTTTGATTCTCTCCTGTGCATTATCTTCAAGTAATGCGATAGCAAGTTTATCAGCTACTTGGGTTTTAACTGCCCATTCATGTTTCCACCATGACAATGTATCGTGATAGCAGTTTATTGTAGAAACACCAACATTCTCTACAGTATGAAAGTCGTTAAACTTTCTTATCTGCTTGTTAAGTGTTGCTACTTCTTCTTCTCTAGCTTTTTGCATACTTTCTATAGCCTTATCCAACTTGGCAACGCTATCATGTTTTTTAGCTAAAGATTTATACTCTTTAGACTTTTTAGCTTTGTCTATTGTGCTATCAAGTCTTTCTTTAACACCCTCCATAATCTGATTGACTATGGCTTCTTGTTCAAATTTTCTAATTTGTTTCATACTACTTCTCCTATAAAGTAAAAGTATATTAAACCACATATTACTTCTGTTGTCTACAAAATGTATCTTTTATTTAAAAGAGCTTTTACCGGGCATCTTGCAGTCCCTGGCAACAATAACACCCAGGGAACTGTGGATCTGTGTTATATTATGTGTATAGTTCAACCCGACCCGACCCGACAGAATACCCCGACAACCCGACTGCCCGACCCGACTGGCTTTATAGCCATTTTGTGCATGATTTTTTTTGGGAGAGAGAGCGAGAGAGGGGACAGATGCGATTAATCCCCAAAATCCCTGCATATAGATAAACACTATTATATTAATTAGTTACATTTTGTTTACTTAAAGTATTGACATATTGGATACAAATAGTATCATTAAGACTTAACTAACCATAAATATTAGGAGTAAATATGGGAACGAGAAGTAATATCGCTTATGAGCGACCAAACGGGCAAGTCGTAGTAACTTACTGTCATTATGACGGATACCCAAGTTATAACGGTGTAATACTTAATGAAAATTACGACACACCAAAAACAGCAGAAGAATTAGCCAATCAAGGTTATTTATCTTCTTTAAAACCTACCTTAAAAGATTCGTTAGAGGGTAGAGCAAACCAAGACGCACCAATGATATACCATTCATTACATTCATATCTAAATGATATTCAATGGGATATAGAATGGATCTATATTTTTAGGCGTGGTCAATGGTATGTATGCGAGGGCATGGAAGTTGACGATAACTATAAGATACTTGATAAAGATTTTATAGAGAATGACTTTATGCCTTTAGTTGATACATTAACTCAATTAAGACTTCAAGAGGTATCAGCATGAACGATACACACAAACTGAAGTTTAGATCCAATAAGTCCCTTGTCAAACTGGCAAGGGATACTATCAAAGCAAGTAATTTTAAAATTGCTTATCGTGATAAATATACGGCAGAGAAATGCTTTTATCTTGTCAAAGATCATGGTATTTATTTGATGAATTGCTACTCAACAAAACCTAATCAACCATTAGGAAGAGATAAACCAAACACAGTTATTTATGCTAGTGGATACAACCCAAAGTATAACGACAATGTATGGGAAGATTCTTATCAAGTTAGTAGTGATGACTTTGCTGATAATATGTATTTTACTGATGACCAGTTGTTAAGAATCTCATACGGTGGCGATATTGATATAACAATCACACCTAATTCATACGAGGTAAAAGCATGAGCAAAATAGATTATCGCAAAATACCAAAACACCTACGCCATTTATCCGAGTGGCGTTTAAGAGCATTATTTTATTTATTTAGAGGGGGATTTTAACCATGTCAACATATTACCGACCAACCAAACCAATACCATTAAAAGCAATAGAAGAAAGCGAGTTTTTAGAAGATATTGGCTTTGAAGTTACTAACACAAAGAAAGCACAGTATTTTTATTGTGGATCTTACATACATTTTTCATTAGACAAAGAAAACAATGTCATTGATTTATATCGTTATGGTGGAAATAATTCAGATCATGTTTTAGATCCTTTAAACCAAGAGTTTGGAATAGATTTTGTTTCTGAATACGAAGATGAATATGACGATTACTGCCACCCTGATACACCAGTAGTTCAGATAAGTATTAAAGATCTTCTTGAAAAAAGGGGTGTTTGATGAATAGACATAAACACATAACCGAATTTGTTCATCAAGTTCTTGAAAAATATGAACAACAATTGCTTGAAAAGTATAAGGTTAAAACAATATATGACATCAACCTGGAAAAACTTTCAAAAGCAGAACAAGACCTATTTTTTGATTTGGTAGACAAAAAGGTGTCAGATCATGAGAATGAAAGATACAAGAAAGGTGTCAGATGACAACAATTAAAGATAGCGAAGTATCTGACTGGCTTGATACCTTTGACGGGAATGATGCAGAAGTTTTACTTACTGCTATTGCCAACAATGAAATCAAGATAGAAGTTATGAACGATAGTATCTATGCTTTTAGTATTGGAGAAACAGAAGTTGCTAAAAGTCTTTACAAGGAAATGTGGAGATGATTGATACAGTCTTTTACATTACGCTTGGAGTATATGCTCTTGTATACTTTGCATCTACTCCGACTGATGAAGAATAAATACTATGTTAAGATAGTTCCTTTTGACCCTGTAGAGCATGACTTATCTGAATATCCTCTAATTAAGAAAGTCTGCTTTACAGTTGGTTATCAAGTCTTTCAAAACAACCTCAACATACATTCAGCTTGGTTTACCAACAGACGAGCTTTGTTTCGTGATTTAGATAAGTTCTTGAATAAATAGAAGTCTTACCCTATAATCGGGCTAGGCGTGTCTGAAACTGTATAAATAAAATTTTCAATTAAATTTTTCATACTTACTCCTCTCCTTCTGATACGCCTTTATTTTCATCTTCTTCTTCCACATCATTTTCAATACTTTCTACCAGGCTTGGATCTGGCTGCTTATCTTCCAGACTAGCCTCAACAACATTACCCATGAGCTGAGCTAACCTGGTTTCAACTTCTTCCCGACTCATTTGATCTACTTTCCCGAACATTACTTCCTTACGATCAACAATTAAGCCCCCGACTTTGAGCAGCGAGTTCTGGGCAGAAATTGCAGCGTTAAATGACCCTGCCTCCATGGCCTTGTCCCGAATATCATAGAGATCCTGGACAGCCCGATCATAATTAAGTTCATACTTCTTCTTAGCCTGGTTCATTAGATAGTTATATTCTTTCCTAATGATAGGCTTACCCATGAGTTTGTTCGCCATTTGGCGTGGAGATGTATAGCCTGCCTTATGGGCACACTCTACAAGTGATAAACGAGGATTATTTACTGCGATCCAGATAAAGTTTCGTTGTCTACGATTGAGCTTTTCGTCTAAATTGCAGTATTCAATAGGTGCTTCTTCTTCAGCAGAGATGATAGGCTCATATTCTAATTTATTTTTTCTATGTCCCATGTTCGCATATTAGTCGTGGCGATATTTATATACTAGCTATCCCCACTTTATCCTAAAGTGTATTGAGAGGATACTTGATAAGAGTAAACCTAGTCAAGTATTTTCTACTATTTTTATAGAGTTTTAGTTATTCTCTTGTGACAAAAATGAAAAAAATAAAATATTCGTCAAAAGCCCATTCTTATCATGTTTTTAGCTGTCATATTCTTTTGACAATAATTGACAATAATCTATTTCTTAGCAGATTTGTCAATATATTGCTCTAAAAGTTCCTCAACTAGCCTTGAAACTTCTTTATCACCAAACTCAATACTGAGCTGTGAGATACAAAAACTTAAACTTGCCAGGACGACATTCAAACGATCTTCGCCCCTATAAACCATGTTATCAAACATTGAATCTAACCTATGAATTACTTCTTGTAATGTTGGTTTGCCTTGCTTATGTTTTATTTCTACAATCTTTGGCATATCGCATCATAGCACGATAATTTATATATCCTCACAGTTTTTACATATATCATTATGTTTTACTACATATTTGACCTGTTTTGTCCTAAAAAAGTCTAATCTATACGTATTTTTACACTTAGTACACTTCTTAACTTTCATGTTATGTCCATGTTCTTGTATATATGCTTGATTACTTCAACAGTCCAACCGTTGCCAAGCATCTTATATCTTTGTGTGTTTGATACATGGTTGGTGTAATTATCTGGAACTGTCTGCAATCTTTCACATTCTAAAGGTGTTAGCTTTCTCCAGGTAAGATCTTCTTGTTGCACACCTGTAGCATGAAATGTGCCTTGCCTTTCAAAGTTTGCTCTTGATGACTTGTAGTACTGCGACTTAATCGTTTGTGATTTATTAGGTAAGTTTTCTACTACAATACTATCTTTACCAACTGTTGTAATAGCGTTTGATTTACTATCTTGTCTAAGTTCAAGCATTTGCTTTGTTTTATTAGCAACAGATACTCCGTCCTTATCCATACGTTTACCGTCTTTATCATAGGCTCTGCCACGAAAAGCACCCCCTCTCACCATAGGAACGTGTCCACCACCTTTACCCATAGCCTCTGTAAGAGAAGAGCTTTTGTCTTTACCCAAGTAAGCATTTTTCTGTGATGAGCCTATCAACAACGTGTCATCAGTAATTCTATCGCCAAGATTTTTTTCAATAATTTCATGTCTTTTGCTTGATACAGCCACTTTTGGCTCTCTATGACCACCACCACAGGTTGTTACTGTGGGCGACTTACCTTCTGGACTATAAACTCGTTTGATCTGATCATGTCCTTTTATATCTACTGCAACGCCTACTTGTTTAGGTGTGTTGTGGGTTTCTATATAATTTTCATTTGTTTCTATGTCCAATATATCCCTTAAAACTATGCCCTTATCTTCTGGTTGTTGTATACCTGGTATATTAGTCCAGTAGTATCTGACTCTGTTCTGTGCTGATACTAATGCTGAGTTAATTTTATACTTATGGACATTAGGTAAAGCGTTCTCAGCATGTGTAGTTATGTACTCTTCAAACTCTTTCTTCATTCTTACATTCTCCATTAAGTAATAAGCATTAGGATTATGCTTCAACACATTCTGCATAATGTCTAACATTACCCAAAACATTTTACCTCTTTCATCTTTATCACCTAATTGCTTACCTGCTAAAGACCAAGCTTGACAAGGGAAACCACCTGTTACTAAATCAATAGAAGCCCAATCAATATCCCACTCTTTCCATGTTAAAACATCACCGAGTTGTATAATATCCGGATAATTATTCTGACTAACTTGCATTGCATATTTATCTATTTCACTTGCGTAATATGTTTCTAAAGATATACCAAGCTGGTCTAGTGCAATACGACCACAGCTCATACCATCAAACAGACTTAAAACTTTCATAGAAACAGCTCCTCATCTTTCGATTCAAACTCTGAGATATCTTGCT